AGACATCCCGGTGGATTTGATAAACAACTGTGCAGCCTTAGACTACGAGTCAGCAGAAGCTCGCGGCTACTTCAAACTGGACTTCTTGAACATGAGTGTGTACAGCATGATTCAAAGTCCCGAACATTATGATGTTATGTTGGCGGCCACGCCGCCTTGGTCAAGACTGTGGACTGATCCGCATTGGGTTAGTCAATTGGCGCACGTGGGCAACTACTATGATTTGTTGAAAGAAATGAAGCCAGACAGCATACCAAGACTGGCAGCTTTTATATCAATTATTCGTCCAGGAAAAGCACACTTGCAACGGCGCCCTTGGGCTGAAGTGTTTGCTAGTGTATGGGATGGGGATACTAGCCGGGGCTATACGTTCAAAAAAGCACATGCGATTTCTTATGCAGCCTTGGTATCACTGCACATGAACTTGCTTAATCAATCCGTCGAACCAGTGTAATACTCTTGCGTTTGATTTTTTTGCGGGTTATGTCGCTAAGACTGCACACAGGCCCGTGCAAGATTTCTAGATCTTTGTTGCTAAATGTGCGCAAGGTATGACGGAAACGATCCCAATCCCCGCGCAAAAAGATGTTTATGGGTATGCTACGATTGCTTTCCCACCACCACAGCGTGGCCAAATCTAAAAATGCAATCTTGTCAGCCTGACTGACCACAGCACCAAAGTCATAGATAGTTGTTACCGCGTCGTCGCGATTTTGCACAATTCCCACATATTCATTGTTGGCGTAAACACACAATGTTATGAAGGGATATTTTTCGGCTAATTTTGTAAAGATATCACTGCCCATCAGGGTTATTTATAACCGGCTAAATAGAGCTATGTATTCCACCACCGTCTATCTTTATCAACAAATTACTCGGGTTTTACTCGTTGACACCAGTGGTGGATACTTCACAATGAGGTACGACCCAGTGTACGCAAAACAATTAACTCTAAACAAAGGTGTGGACAACGTCCTCCTGTTTGAATTCATCAATCAAGATCAAAAGCCCGTGAACATCACTGGCAGCGGCTTTGTGTTCCGACTGATCAGCCAAGACGGATCAGAACTGTTGTTGAGCAAGGACATGGAAGTGCTGAGTGCCAGCACAGGGCGTGTCAAAGTTGTGCTCAATACCGAGGACACCATTAACTTGTTGGCGCAACCAGCCAGCTACAGCATTCAACGAACTGCTGGAAATTATGTACAAGCTGTGTATGTAGATGACAACTCTGGTGCCAGGGGCGATGCTAACATTGTGGATTCGGTATTTCCACAGTTTCAAAACAGCACAGACTTGACCATTCCTACCATCTATGGACCAACATCCTGGCCACAGAATCCGCCCAATGGATGGCCTGATTGGGCGCTGACACCACAGCCGCTGAACTACTTGCAGCAAACAGAATTTTATTCTAGCCAAATCCCTACCAATGGTTCTAGTCTGACCACTATCAAAATGGAGCTCACACACTATACAGGAACCATCAAGGCACAAGGTGCAGAAGACTATGAATCGCCTTGGTACAATGTAACTGATTCAGTACAATACCTAGATCACACAGGCATCATTTATCTCAATGTAGTGGGATTTCATCCCTTGATCCGCGTGGCATTCAACCAAAGTCAAGGTTGGGGAGCACAAGCTTCTGCTACTGTAGTTGATGGTGTGGTCACAGGTATCACTCTAAACAATCCAGGTTACAACTATATTGCACCGCCCAACGTGGTAATTGTGGGCAATGGTGCTGGTGCCAAAGCCGTGGCCAGCTTGGCCAGCGATGGTGGTTGCGGTCCTATCACAGTGACCGACGGTGGCGCAGGTTACTTGCCAATGAATTTTGGCGGTACTATCTTGGCCAGTGTTATCATTAACAACGGCACAGTTACCAATTTGATGTACCGTTGACACAAACTCTGCTATAATAACAAGATGCTTGACATCTTGAGTTACTTGCCCGCAAAAAGAAAAAACAGTCCCAGCGGTTGGATTAGTTTCAATGCGGTCTGTTGTCATCATACAGGACAAGGTCAGGACAGTCGTCAGCGTGGAGGACTCAAGGTCACAGATCAAAACTGGAGTTATCACTGCTTCAACTGCGGCTTTACTGCCAGCTTCCAAATTGGCAGATCGGTTGGGTTCAAAGCAAAACGTTTGTTGGAATGGATGGGCGTACCAGAACGTGAAATTGAAGCACTGACTATTGAAAGTCTGCGGCACAAAAACATACACGGTATTCTGGATGAACGTCAACGAATGTTCAATGTGCTACAGGGCATCACATTTGAAGAACGTGAGCTGCCGCCGGCAGCAGAATTGCTGACATCCGAGCATGGTAAGTTTTGGGAATACGCTAGAGAACGCTGTGTGCCCGAAGACTTTCCGCTGATGACACAGATAAGAACAGATGGTGTTCATTGGACTAGGCCCAGTGTGATTGTGCCATTTACGCATGACAATAAACTAGTGGGCTGGACTGCTAGATTCATTGATGGCAAATCGCCTAAGTTTATATCAGAAAGTCAGCCAGGCTATGTGTTTGGCATAGACCAACAGCCCGAAGACTGGAAACATGTGTTTGTGATGGAAGGTATCTTTGACGCACTGTCAATAGGTGGCCTAGCAGTGATGCACAACGACATAAGCGATGCGCAGGCACGTTTGATTCGCAGTTTAGATCGACAAATAACAGTGGTACCTGACCAAGACCGAGCAGGTATTGAGTTAATAGATCGTGCAGTAGAACTAGGATGGGCAGTGAGCATACCCGACTGGGAAGATTGCAAAGACGTCAATGATGCAGTAAAGAAGTATGGACGACTAGGTACCGTACTAACTATACTTGAAGCCCGAGAAACTAGTAAAATTAAGATAGAATTAAGGAAGAAGAATCTTGTTAAAAGACTACAGCAGTGATGTTCAACGTTTGTTTTTGGAGATGATGCTAGAGGATGCGCAGAGCTATGTGCGTGTGCAGAACATCTACAATCCAGATAACTTCGACAAGAGTCTACGCAAGGCAGCAGAGTTCATCAAAGAACACTCAGCCAAGTATAGCACATTACCTGATCGTACGCAGATTGCCGCGGCCACTGGTATCAAATTGCAGACTGTGCCTGATCTCAATGAAGGCCACTACAACTGGTTCATGGAAGAGTTCGAAGCGTTTACCAAGCGTCAAGAACTGGAACGTGCTATTTTGAAGGCAGCCGACTTGTTGGAAAAGGGCGAGTTTGAGCCAGTTGAAAAGCTGATCAAAGATGCTGTACAGATCAGTTTGACCAAGGACCTTGGCACAGACTTTTGGTCTGATCCAGAAGGCATGTTTGCCAAGTATTTTGATGCTGGTGGACAAGTTAGTACAGGGTGGCCACAAGTGGATAGGCTACTGTACGGTGGATTCAGCCGTGGCGAACTCAACATCTTTGCAGGTGGCTCGGGTTCGGGTAAATCGCTGGTCATGATGAACATTGCGCTAAACTGGGTACAAATGGGATTGCATGGTGTTTATATCTCGTTAGAACTTTCAGAAGAGCTCACAGGCTTGCGTACAGCAGCCATGTTGACTGAAATGTCAACCAAGGACATCCGCCGAGACAAACAAACAGCCGCACTCAAAGTCAAAATGGTAGGACGCAAAGCAGGTAGCTATCAAGTCAAAGCATTGCCAGCACAAAGCAACATCAACGACATTCGAGCGTTCTTGAAAGAGTATCAGATCAAAACAGGACACAAAGTGGACTTCATGATGGTTGACTACTTGGACTTGCTGATGCCAGTTAGTGCCAAAGTCAGTCCCAACGACTTGTTTGTCAAAGACAAGTATGTGTCTGAAGAACTTCGCAACTTGGCCAAAGAGCTGGGCATCTTGCTTGTGACAGCATCGCAGTTGAATCGATCGGCTGTGGAGGAGATTGAGTTCGACCACTCGCACATTTCAGGTGGTATTTCAAAGATCAACACAGCTGACAACGTGTTTGGTATCTTTACTAGTCGTGCTATGAAAGAACGTGGCAAATATCAAATCCAGTGTATGAAGAGTCGTAGTTCCACAGGTGTGGGGCAAAAGATTGATCTAGAATACAACATCGAAACCATGCGTATCACTGATGCTGGTGGTGAGGACGGTGACTCGGGCTCTTTTGGTCACAAGCCAAGTGCAAGTTTAATGGAATCCATCAAAGCCAAGAGCCAAGTACAGGCTGCTGATGCAATCGAAGGCAACACTCCTACTAAGTGGGAACGTGCAACAGGAACCCCTGCATGGGAGCAGGGACCCAAAGTATCGGCAGATATTCAAAGTTCTAAACTAAAACAAATGCTGGGCAAGATCAAAGCAGGGTAACATGATTACTTGCGTAGATGCGTTTAAAAATCTAAATGTTGTTACACAACAAGGTGGTACTAGAATATCACCTTGTTGTATATCACCTACTGTGCCGGTACAGCAGTTGGATTTTAACCAC